CGTGGACAACGCCTCTATATTCATTACAAATATTTTTAGTCCATTAAATCTATGTTTAACAAATATTTCTAATTCTTTTTGATAGGTCTTACTAAGTCTAGGTTGCCAACGCATCATTTTTACAGGCACTTCATCTGGTAAATGCTTTGGTATTTCTAACGTAACCCAATTATCATATACACCCTTTGGAGCTATAATAAGGGCAGCATTCACCTTATTTTTAAGGTATAACATAGCAAGATTATCAATCGCCACTTTTGTTTTACCTGTACCCATTTCCATAAAGAAAGCATAGTATTGTTGATCACAGGCTTTTTCTAATGCTTCTGCTTGATGCTTAAATGGTTTTGTCTTAAATTTATATTTCATTTTTACCTCTTGACAGCATCTTATAATATCTTATATGCTAAAGTCAAGATCATAAAAAGATCTTTAACAACGATAGAGGAACAACGAATGAATGATTTATTTGAAGACATGGAGGAGCAATCTTCCAACATTGAAAACTTAGAGCAGAGTGACTTAACAAGCGTTGCGTCACTAGCAAAAAAACAAAAAAATCAGGAACAAAAAGTTAAGGACTTAGAAGCTGAACTTAAAGAAGCTAAGAAAGAGCTTTTGCGAATCAGTGACGAAGAGATCCCAAACCTGATGTCAGAAACAGGCTTATCCTCATTAAAACTTGATGATGGATCTTCTCTTGATATTAAAAACATATATGGCGCATCTATTCTAGTAGCTAATCGTGAGAAAGCTTACGATTGGTTAAGAGAGCATGGTCACGACGACATTATTAAAAATAGGGTTGTCGCTACTTTTGGTCGTGGACAAGAAGATGATGCTAAAGTTTTTATGCGTGTAGCTTACGACAATGGTGTGGCTACCGATCAGGAGTCAAAAATTGAACCTCAAACCTTAAAGGCTTGGGTAAAAGAAAGAATGGAAGCAGGTGAAGAGTTCCCAACGGAATTATTTGGTGCTTTCATGGGTCAACGTGCAATCATTAAAGGAGGAAAAAAATGACAACGGCCGTAGATGAAAAAAAGAAAACTGGTGTAGTAGCGTTTGACGCTTCTATGATGGAAGCAGATGCAGGGTCTGGTATTAACGATTTAGGAAGCGACGATCTTGCTCTTCCTTTCTTAAAAATACTATCTGGTCTCGACAGTAAGCTTGATGACTTGGACAATGCTAAAAGAGGTGACATTATAAATAGTGTTACTGACCAAATATACAAAGGTAAGGATGGGGTTGATGTAGTGCCTTGTGCTTATGAAAGAGTGTATATTCAATGGTCGCCAAGAGGTGAAGGAACAGGAGCCCCTGTCGCCGTCTATAAAACTAAGGATGAATGTCCTGAGTTTGAAAGAAGTGATGAAGATAACAAAGACTATCTTAAAGATGGTTCTGGTCAATATATCGAAGAAACACATCAGCATTATGTTTTAGTTTTAAATAAAGACGGTGGTGCTGATCAAGCTTTGATTGCTATGAAATCTACACAATTAAAGAAAAGCCGTAAATGGAATAGCATGATGTTATCTGCAACTATAAAAGGTAAGAATGGTTTATTTACACCACCTAGATTTGGTTATGTATACCATTTAAAATCTGTTGGAGAAGAAAACTCCAAGGGTTCATGGCACGGTTGGGAGATGTCAAGAAAAGATCCCGTAAACAGTGCCGACATTTACGCTAAAGCAAAAGCTTTTGCTGATAGCATTAAAAAGGGTAGTGTTGTAGTTAAACACGAGAAAGAAGAAGAAACACCCTTCTAATGTCTACAGAAAAGTTTTCATCAATCTTTGACGGATTGAAGGAAGCCTACGGTACTTACAAAGTTGAAAAGACACAACTAAATGGTAAGAATACAGGTAAGGCTTCCATTGTCCGCGAACCACGGACCTTTAATCTTTGGGAAGGGCATTTATCTGGTAAAGGTGATGCCTTAGGTATTATACCTATCAACGAAAGCAATATGTGCAAGTGGGGTTGTATTGACGTAGATCAATATCCTCTTGATCATAAACTTTTAATGGATAAGATTAGAAAACTCAAACTCCCTTTAGTTGTGTGTCGCTCCAAATCTGGAGGGGCACACTGTTTTTTGTTTTTAACCGATTGGGTTGAAGCACGAGATTTACAAAGAACCTTACAACATATAAGTGCTGCTTTAGGATACGGCGATAGTGAAATCTTTCCAAAGCAGGTAAAACTAAACCTAGAACGAGGTGATGTAGGTAACTTTTTAAACTTGCCGTATTACGACCATAAAGAGGGTCTACGGTACGCTTTTAACGATAATGGCACCTCTGCTACTCTGGATGAGTTTATCAAGCTGTATGAGCTTTTTAAGCAAACTCCAGAGCAAATGAAAAAATTACAAATAGAAGAACAGGCTGAGTTTGCGTCTATGCGGGACGGACCACCCTGTTTACAAATCCTTATGGGCGGTAAGATATCCGAAGGTGGACGCAACAATGGTCTATTTAACATAGGGGTTTACTTACGCAAAGCTTTTCCTGATTCGTGGGAAAGTGAAATTCTTAATTACAATATGCAGTATTTACAACCACCGTTGCCTTTGAACGAGGTTAATGTTGTCGCTAAACAATTACAAAGAAAAGATTATGCTTATAAATGTTCTGATGCACCGATTAATGCACATTGTAATAAAGAATTATGTCGAACCAGACGTTATGGTATTGGAGCTGCCGTACAGGGAGCCAACATAGCAAACCTTAGAAAATACAATTCTACCCCGCCTGTGTGGTTTATTGATGTTAATGGTGAGCCTTTGGAACTTGATACAGATGCCTTAATGAGCCAAGGTTTGTTTCAAAAGGCTTGTATGGAGCAACTCAACATGATGCCCCGCACCGTATCCAGAAACATCTGGGAAAGCAGAATAAGTTCTTTAATGACCGAAATGAAAGAGAACGAAAGTGCTATTATGGAAGTATCCCAAGATGCAAGCATAAGCGGACAGTTCTATGACTTTCTTGAAGAGTTTTGTCGTCATTTGCAACAAGCGCAAGACAGGGAAGAGATCCTGTTACGCAAGCCTTGGACCGATGAAGAGGAGGGTTATACCTACTTTCGCCTAAAAGACTTTGAAGCGCATCTTAAAAAGAATAGATTTTTTGAATATAAGTCACATAAAGTGGCGCAAAGACTTAGAGATATACAAGGAGAAGCAACGGCTCTCAAAATCAAAGGTAATGCTATACGTGTATGGCGCATCCCTGCTTTTGAATATGCTCCTGTCGAAGTATCTACACCTGAGTTTGGAGATAAAAGAAAGACCCCTTGGTAATGTTTAGAATATTTGGTCCGCCCGGTACAGGTAAAACTACGACCTTGTTAAATATGGTAGATGAAGCCCTTTCTTCAGGTGTGCCCCCAAACAAAATAGCTTTTTTGGCTTTTACACGTAAAGCTGCTCACGAAGCCAAAGAAAGAGCCTGTGAACGGTTTAAACTAGATTACCAGAAAGATCTATACTATTTTCGTACCTTACATAGTCTAGCGTTAACGCTGTCCGATATACGATCCGAACAAGTCCTACAAGCCGAGAACTACAAAGAGTTGTCCGATAAAATAGGTATTACGCTTCATGTCGATAAACCGTCGTCCGATGACTTACCTGATATGCTCAAGGCTCACGATCCTATCCTTGGTTTGATTAATCTAGCTCGCCTCAGAAAAGTACCTCTAAAAGAACAATATGATTTAAGTTCAATAGAAGAGCCGTGGGTTACCGTAGATTATGTAGCTAGAAGTTTAAAAGAATACAAAGAAGCCAACGGTTTGTTTGATTTTACAGATATGTTAGAGAACTTTGTAAACGAAGCACACCGTTATTGCCCTGAGTTTGACCTTTGTTTTTTAGATGAAGCACAAGACTTGTCCCCTTTACAATGGCACATTGCCGACATTTTAGAAAAGAAATCAAAGAAAATGTATTGTGCAGGCGACGATGATCAAGCCATATATAAATGGGCAGGGGCTGATGTTCATCATTTTATCTCTATGGACGGACCATCTGAAACACTGTCTCAATCCCACCGTATACCTAAGAATGTTCATCATGTTGCTGAAAAGCTTGCTAAACGCATACGTCGTCGTCATGCAAAGAAATACGATCCTAAAGACCATGAAGGTCAAGTAGAACGTATATGGGATCTTAATCAACTTGATATGTCTAAAGGCGAATGGCTCATTCTAGCTCAGGCGGGGTATCAGCTTAGTCCTGTAAAGACAACGCTAAGGTCCAATGGATTATTGTTTGAATACCGTGGCTCACGGTCCATCAATCAAAAGATTAGCGTCGCTGTTAATGCTTGGGAAGATTTACGTAAAGAACGCCCTATCTCTGGGGCTGACGCACGAACAATGTATCACTATATGTCTGTAGGCAAAGGTGTTAAGCGTGGGTATAAGAAGCTAACAGGCTTAGATGATGGTGATATGATTACGTATGAGGAACTAAAGAGCAACTTTGGTTTATTAAGAGAGTTAGAAGATATATGGCACATTGCGCTTGATAAAATTCCAGAAGAAGAACGAGCGTATATTATTGCCATGTTAAGACGCGGTGAAAAATTCAATGGAATACCGCGTATTTCAGTGTCCACGATCCACGGCTCAAAGGGAGGAGAAGCCGATAATGTCGTATTACATACGGATTTATCGTGGGCAGCTGAACAAAGTTCACGTTTAGAACCTGATGATATTCATCGGGTTTTTTACGTGGGCGTAACTAGGGCAAAAGAAAATCTTTATATCGTCGAACCCGAAGACGCAACGAGGAGTTATGATTTATGAAACGAGCAGAAATACTTAACAAAGCAGAGTCCATGATCAATGGACCAAGAGCAAAAGATTATGGCGACGCATACGAAAACCATCAACGTATAGCAAAAATGTGGTCAGTTATACTAGAAAAAGAAGTAACGGTAGCACAAGTTTATCAATGTATGGTAGCCGTTAAGCTCTGTCGATTGATTGAAACACCCGATCACGAAGACAGTTGGCTTGATATATGCGGTTATGGTGCGCTTGGTGGAGAGAAGTAATGTCCTTACAATTAAGTATGTTTGCACCCAAAAGTGAATGGGTGCCCCCACATGAACTACCCGATCTCAGTAACTGTAAGCAAATTGCGATTGACGTAGAAACAAGAGATCCCAACATTAAAACAAAAGGACCGGGTTGGCCTACAGGCGACGGTATGATTGTTGGATATGCTATTGCCACAGAGAATTGGGCACATTACATACCCATCAAACACGTCGGCGGAGGTAATTTAGACGAATTAATCGTCAATAGGTGGTTAAAAAAGGTTTTTGAAAGCCCTGCGGACAAAATTATGCACAATGCACAGTATGATGCGGGTTGGATACGTCAATCTGGGTTTACACTTAACGGTAAACTGATTGATACCATGGTTATTGCAGCCCTTTTGGACGAAAACCGCTTTAGTTATAGCCTTAATGCCCTTTCTTATGACTATTTAAACAAAACTAAGTCTGAAAAAGAGCTTAATGAAGCTGCTTCTGCCTTTGGTATCGATCCAAAAGCTGAAATGTGGAAGATGCCCGCTATGTTTGTCGGCCCTTATGCCACCGACGACGCAAAACTGACCTTGGACCTATGGAATTACTTTTCTGTACAAATAAATAAGCAGGGATTGTCAAAAATAGCTGAATTAGAGTTAAATTTACTGCCCTGTTTGATTGATATGACATGGAAAGGGGTCCGTGTTGACCAAGATGCACTAGAAAAAACAAAAGATAGCTTATTAAAGAAAGAAATCATACTTTCACAGCAAATTAGACGTATGGTAGGTCACGATGTTGAAATATGGGCGGCCCAAT